ACTCAAAAAATCCCCGATGGGAAATTTTCAAAATGGCTTTTGGGTTTCTAGGTCACTACAGGCTAGTATTAGAAGGGTACGGTAATCTCCAACCCTTTCTAAAACATGATAAATACCTTTCTAATTTCAACGTGAAAATATTTCGACGATTCGTTTACGTTACCTCCTTAATGAAATAAATAAAACGTGGCACTAGGTCTCCTAATTCCTAACAAAACAAACCGTAAACCTATCTAATACTAGTCTATAGTGGCTTAGAAACCATAGCTAAGTCACTTAAAATAATAATGAAAGGAGAGAATCATGGATAATAATCTTACTACATACCGAGTGGTTGTCAAAGGTGGACTTAATGTGCGCTCAGCAGACACCCTAAACGCTCCTGTATTGGAAGTTTATCCTGTTGGCACAGAATTCCAAGGCTACAACCCAGAAGGCCTTAGCTGGATTCGTACAACACTTCCTGATGGTGTGACAGGATACATTCTTAACGAACCTTACTTGGTCGAAGAAGTAAAACCTGTTAAGAAATCAAAAACAGAATAATTATCTATGGTGAACGATAATATGTCTGAATTAATGAAACGAGAAGAACCACTTGAAGGTGAGCTAATCGAAGCTATGCCAAAACCTCGTGACCCTCGAGCTCGTGATGAGTATATGCAAGCACTTGCAATGGAACTCTCCGAGCAACGTCTACGGGACGGAACTGCATCTTCTGCTGAAATCGTATTTTGGTTAAAACGTTCATCACCAAAAGAAAAGATGGAAATGAAGAATCTCGAACTACAAAATCAGTTACTCGCAGCCAAAACAGAAGCTATCAATTCTGAGCGACTTGGTAATGAGCTTTACGAAGAAGCTATGCGAATGTTCGCTGGGTATGCAGGTAAGGATCCTGATGAAAATGAAGAATGAGTGGGTATACAAAAACTTATTCACAAATGATGAAGTTTGATGACTACTATTCTAGGTTAGAATACTTAAAATTGTTTGATTGCGAATATGGGTCACCTAGGCATATGTCTAACGCATTCTATCATGACCCACTATGGTTAGACGCAAGAAAGCAAGCTATTGTACGAGATCGCGGTAATGAACTTGGAGTGAAGGGTCTTCCAATTAACGGATTGGTAATCGTTCATCATATCAACCCATTAACAGAAGAGGATATCCTTAATGGGAGTCCTAAATTATTCAACCTAGAAAATCTTATTTCTGTCTCTGTAAATACTCACAACCTTATTCATTACGCTCCTAAAAATGAGTCAACATATGTTGAACGAAAACCTGGAGATACTACATTATGGTAAAGGAGAATAACTATGAGTATATTATCAGACACTATTGATTATATTCCAAGCACGTCACAAGAAATTTTAGAAGATGATGCGTATAAGCAAACGCTAATACTTTCTATTAATAATTCATTGTCGACTCTTGTTCAAAATTCAGTCGGCCGTCATATCGATTTATTTGAGAATGATAGTTTAGATTGGGATGACTTTTTTGGTTCTGATTTTAAAGGTAATAGAGCTCCTGCCAAAATGTATGTATTTCTTCGTGCACAGCTAGAGTTCGATACACCCCAATCAAATGTCCAAAAATTATTTGAAGAGTCTGCAGACGAAGCCTTATGGCGTGCTCGGATGGAAGGGGAATTTCCATATGAGTGAAAACTTAAAATCCGTGCTCCTACAATCAGGTGTTAAGGGTCGCTCAGGTCGGTACCCTTTAGGGTCGGGAGCTAGGCCTTATCAAGATGATCGCTTTGATGGTACTTCGTTAAGAAAATCAAAATCAAAGGGTGGAATTGGTAAGCTAAAGAATCTGCTAAGTAAAGGTAAAAAGAAAACCAAAGAATTAGCAGAAGATGAAATCGCTGCCCAGAACGAAAAACTTAAAAAGAAACTTAGCGAAGTAAACGAGCATGATCGTGAGAAAGGCTATATCGACATGTACAAGCATCGTGATAAAATGTCTACTCAAGCTATTCGAGAACAAATCAATCGAATTAAAGCTGAGCAAGAACTTGAACAACTTGTATATGCTAAAGAGAATAGTCGAAAAGCTAAGGCTGCTGCTGAAGCTAAAGCTAAACGTCAAAAGAACGCTAAACGTATCGCGACTCTTGCAGGTCTAGCAGGTAGCATAGAATTAGAGAAACTAATCAAAAATCCTAAACAATCGGATTACTTTGAAGATATCGAAACCGCTACCGCTGAAGCTAAAGAGCGTTATAAGAACGCTAAAGCAGGTGCTAAAGCAGCTCGTAAGATTGTTAAAGCAGCCCGTAAAGGAGCTGGAGTTTACAATCAATATTATCGCCAAATGAATGGCGGTAAATAATTTTTAAATAAAGGGGAACATTATGTTACAAGATGAAAAAGACATTCTTCTTCATGCTATTGATAACACTGAAGATGTACTACTTCACCGTGCATGGTCTGAAGAAGCAAAACAACGTGTACGTGAAGCACGTCGAGCAGGACGAAAAGTAAGCGAGATGTTCGCTAATCTCTATAGTACTAGTGGGCGCTTCATTTACAATACTGCTGGTAAAGCAACTAAACGCTTTGCAAATGTTGTTTATAAGAAAGCGAAGAAATTTTATAATGATCCTAGAAGTGTAGAAAATGTGTCAGGATATGATTCACATTTTGCAAAACCAATGCGTGTTGTTAAGAATAAAAATGGTACAACGACTAAATATTACGATGGGCTTAAGTCTAGGACAACAGCATCTAGATCTCTAAAAGACATGGTCCATGGTAGAAAAGGTAAAATTAAGACAAAAACTACATCAGGTAAATACATTAAAACATACGACAAAAAAGGTAAACTTAAGTCTTCAAAATATTATACCGATAATCAAGTGAAAGTGATTAGTCGAGCTCTTGAAAGTAATAGTGGGACAAAACGCCATCGTAAATCTCGAAAATAGAGGTGTGATATATGTCAAATCTTAGCAATACTGCTATACCAAAAGAATATGGGGCATTTCGTGAGGCTGTATTAAACGGAGAGATTCCTGTTAATAGAGAAATATCTATGCAAATGAATAGGATAGATGCCGATATTGCTAATCCTAATTATTACTACGATCCCGATGCCATTTCAGGTTATGTAGAGTTTTGTGAAAACGAATTGACTCTGACCGATGGTGAAAGATTGACATTATTGCCGACTTTCAAATTATGGGCAGAGGATTTATTAGCATGGTACTATTACTCAGATGAGGAAACCATTGACCCAAAAACAGGACAACGAATTATTCGTCGTAAGAAGAAACGTCTTCGTAATCGACAATTCTTAATCATCGCTCGTGGTAATTCAAAATCACTGTATGAGACAACTATTCAAGCATACGGTCTTGTTGTAGATACGTCAACTACACAACAGATTACTACAGCTCCTACAATGCGTCAAGCTTATGAGGTTATGGACCCATTTGCTACTGCAATCTCTCGTGCCCATGGTCCTTTATTTAAAGTACTTACTTCAGGTAGCAAGATGTCTCGTTCTTACGAAACTTCTCAAAAACTTCAATCAACCAAAAAAGGTATTGAGAATAAATTAACAAATTCTCTTCTAGAAGTTCGACCTATGAGACGAGACTCTCTTCAAGGTTCACGTTCAAAATACAATACAGTCGACGAATGGCTGTCAGGTGATATCAAAGAAGATGTAATCGGTGCACTCGAACAATCAGCCGCTAAAGGTGGTGTTGACGACTATGTGGTGCTAGCCGTATCATCAGAAGGTACCGTACGTGATAAGGTTGGTGATTCTATCAAAATGGAATTACTAAAAATCTTACGAGGTGAATTCGATGACCCGCATACTTCAATCTGGTATTATAGACTAGATGATATCTCAGAGGTTGGAAAACCTGAAATGTGGATGAAAGCTTCTCCTAATATTGGAGTAACCGTATCATACGATACATATATGCGTGATGTAAAACGTGCTGAAGCAAACCCTGCTCAGCGAAACGATATCTTAGCAAAACGTTTTGGTATACCTGTAGAAGGTTACACGTTCTTCTTTACTTACGAAGAAACGTTGTTACACCCTAGACAAAACTTTGACCATTTGCCATGTGCTATGGGTATGGATGCCTCACAAGGTGACGACTTCTGGGCATTTACTTGGATATTCCCTCTAGGAGGAGAAAGATATGGTATTAAGACTCGCGCATATATTTCCGAAGCTAAATTTGCTAAACTCACACCCGCCCTCCGTAATAAATATGATGAACTTATTCAAGAAGGAAATTTAATAGTTCTTAGAGGAACTGTTCTTGACTGGGTAGAAATTTACGAAGATGTAAATAACTATATCAATCAACACGATTGGGCTATTTTAACTTTTGGGTATGACCCATATAATGCTACTCCATTCGTGGTACGCTGGAATACGGAAAATGGTGATTTCGGTTCCGAAGTAGTACGACAAGGTGCACGTACCGAATCTGTACCTTTAGGTGAATTGAAGAACCTAGCAGCCGCAAGGCAGTTAATCTTCGATGAAGAACTCATGAAATACGCTATGGGTAACTGTATCGTAATTCAAGATAATAACGGTAACTACAAACTATCTAAAGAACGTCGCGATGAAAAAATCGATAACGTTTCTGCTATGATGGATGCTTGGGTTGCCTTTACAAGAAATAAGGAGGTCTTTTACTGATGAGTAGTGATATTTTACATTCAATAAATTCATTCACTCAGCATAATAATAGTCTAGACTCCAATTTCAAAATGAATAATGATTCTAATTATTCGTGGTCGTCAACCTATCATTCACCCCACTATCTCTCAGGTAGTGCTTTTCATAAGGCAGACGTTATCAAGTCTGTTATCAACCGCATTGCTATTGATGCTTCTATGGTTGATTTCAAACATATGAAAATCGTGGATGATAGTGGTAACCAAAAAACTATTAAAGATGAATTCTATAACCGCATGACTATTCAAGCAAATATTGACCAAACTGGTAGAGCATTTCTATTCGATTTAATTTGGTCTATGCTTGATGAAGGTGTAGTAGCTGCTGTTCCTATTGATATTGATACTCGCACAGGCGATATTCTATCTATTCGTGTAGGTAAGATTGAGCAATGGTTTCCAAGTGCAGTCAGGGTCCGTTGTTACAATGAGCATACCGGAACTGAACAGTCTATTACCATTGAAAAGAGTCGAGTGGCAATTATAGAATCACCATTTTTATCGGTGTTTAAAGATAGTAATTACACACTAAATATGCTTAATTCTAAAGTGCGATTGATGATGAATCAAGATAATAATGCCTCTTTGGGTAAAATTAACGGATTCATTCGTTTGCCTTATCGTACAGGTACTTCATATCGTAATGCAGAAGCTCAAGCACGTATTGAAGCTCTTGAAAAAGAGATGTCAAGTTCTAAGCACGGCTTAGCCTTTCTTGAAAACAAGGAAGAATATATTTCTGCAGGTGGTGGAATTCAAAATAATCTTCTTGATGAAGTTATGACTCTTAAAAAAGATTTCTATAATGAAATCGGTATTACTGAGAAAATACTAAATGGAGAAGCTACATCACAAGAGATTAACCTTTATAACGCTCGAGCTATCGACCCTTGCTTACAGGCAATCACGGATGCATTTAATATGTCATTCTTGACTAAAACTGCTCGTAGCCAAGGGCATGTGTATAAATTCTATCGTGACCCATTCCGTCTATTACCAATTGAACAATTAGCAGGATCCGCCGATTTGTTCTCTCGTAACGCATTGATGACTCCAAATGAAATTCGTGCATTTATTGGTATGGCTCCTCACCCTGATCCACTTGCAAATGAATTGTATAATCGTAATATTGCGGATAACAATCAAAATGGTGGTATTAATACACCCGGACAAATGGATGCGCAAGGAACTATTTACGAGAACCCCGATGGCAGTTATATAAATGCTCAGGGGCAACCTGTAGATGAAAATGGTAATCTTATTTAATATAATGGAGGATTAGTTTACTAATGAAAACTGAAAAGAACTATGACTTCGCTGGTTATGTGACCAAAAATAATATTCAATGTTCTGATGGAGTTGTTATTCAACAGAATGCTTTTGCTAAAAATAATGGCACAAAAGTTCCGTTGGTATGGAATCATAAATATGATTCCGCTTCTAATGTTATTGGACATATTTTGCTACATAATAACAGCGAAGGCGTTTACGGTTATGGGTATCTTAACGATACTGAACATGGCCGTGACGCAAAAGAATTAATTAAACATGGTGACATCTGGGCTATGTCTATTGGTGCTCACCGTATTCAAAAATCAGGTAATATTGTTACGCATGGTGAAATCTACGAAGTTAGTTTAGTTCTTAAAGGTGCTAATAAAGGTGCTCTAATCGAACATCGTATGATGCATTCCGCGCTAGATGGTGAAGATATCATTGATGAATCTAAAGCAATTATCTACACTGGTCTTGAAGATGCAATTTTACAACATTCCGACAAAGAAGGAGAAACTAACATGAATAAAACTGTAGGTGATGCTATTGGATCACTTAATGACGACCAAGTTGAAGTAGTCGTTAAAGGATTCGATAAAGGTTTCGAAGGGCTTTCAGAAGAAGATGAAGAAGTTCTTGAAACTTTGACAGACGAACAAGTCGAAGCTATCAGTGCCGTAATCAGTGAAGCTGTAGCTCTTGGTGAAGAAGCTGACGAAGCTGATGGTGAAGACTATGATGAAGGTTATGATGAAGCTGATGGCGCTTCATATGGTTCAGAAGGTGATGAATCGGGTGAAGGTGCTGAAGGCGGAGACTCATCTGTAGCACATAACGCATTTTATGATAATGAAGGAGAATTTTTCGAGATGAAACATAACGCATTCCAACAAGTTGAAGATGTCGAACTTACTACTGCTGTTAACGAATTGATTCATTCTGCTATTGAATCTCGTGCTAACTCACTTGCAGGTTACTTGATCGATAACGGTCTTGATTACGAAGATGCTGTATCAATTCAACACGGTATTCAAAATATTGATGTGCTCTTCCCACAATCTACATTGCAAAAAGGTGTTCAGGTTTACAACCCTGCTTCTCGTAATGTTGAAAAGATTATGGGTATGTTTGGTAAATCACCTTTGAGCCGTATCAAAAATATCTATGCTGATATTACAGATGATGAAGCTCGTGCTCGCGGTTATATCAAAGGTAACCAAAAACTTGAATCTATTGAAAAAGTATTCTATCGTGAAACTACACCTCACACTGTTACACGTAAAACTCGTATCGACCGTGATGATATCATTGATATCGAAGAAAACGGTATTGACGTTGTAGCATTCATGAAAGAAACTCAACGTATCAAACTCTTGGAAGAACTTGTTCGTGCAGCATTCATGGGTGACGGTCGTCCATCTCGTGTCAACGGTAATCGTAACCCTGAACACATCGATGAAGAACACGTACGTCCAATCCTTACTGACGACGATCTTTACACAATTAAAGTCACAACACCTAGCTGGGAAACTGCTGTAGATGATGTTCAAACTATCTACCCTGCTTACCAAGGTTCTGGTGAACCAGCATTGTTCATCAACCCATTTGACCTTGCTAAAATCAAAATCCTTAAAGATAAAGATGGTCACTACTTGTACAACGCTACTGGTGATGTAAACCGTATTCCAACTGATGGTGCAATTGCTGCTTACTTCGGATGTAAAGAAGTGGTTCCTTACTACCCACTTCCACAAGGTACTTTCGTAATCGGTAACTTGGGTGACTATACATTTGGTACTTCTAAAGGTGGTCAAGTAGCTACATTCGAACAATTCGATATAGACTTTAACCAACAAAAATATCTTACTGAAGTACGTCTTTCAGGTGCTATCCAAGCTCCTAAATCGTTCATTGCAGTTACAGTATCTAACCCAGCTACAAACACTGTAGGTGAAAACGCACTTAAATTCGGTACAACTGGTGTTAAAGACGCTCCAGGATTCGTAACAGACTCATCTGCTGAAGATACAGTTCCAGGACCTCGTTATGCTTCTACAGATACTGCTTCTAAGAAAGCCGCAGCATCAGGAGCAACATCTGGCGGAACACAACCTGAACCTGAAAACTAATTTTCAAAATGGTGAACTAATATGAGAACTATAATTTCTGTGTATATTCGTTCTAAGAAACCTGAGGAAGTATTCCCAGGAACTTATGAATATACGTATACTAAGAAAGAAAAAGTAAGAGCGACAATGAGTAATCTCAACGTTACTCTTACTAATAGTTCTTCTGTTAATTTTCAATCGTCATCTAGAACGAAGATGTCATACGTTATGTCAAACTGTACGCCAGCTACTGCGAAGCGTATACAATATATAGAGTATGATGGGGATTTATATGATGTAGCGTCAACAGACCCTTATCCTCCTCGAATGTCTTCCATTCTTGGCGATATTGCTAAAATTACAGAAGACGATTTAAATATTGTGAAGGGATAACATATGGCAGGCTCGCTAGAATCTTTAATCAATAAGTTAAAAACTATAACCGGTAATGTTTATTATCAACCTGGTGATAAAGACTCGATTTCCTATCCTTGTATTGTTGTCAGTGATACTTACACAGATACTACACACTCTAACAACCGTGTGTATAATACTAAACATTCGTATACTATAACATATATGTCGAAGAGACCTATTTCTGTTGAGGATTCAATGTTTAATTTGTTCCAGTATTGCAGGCACAATAACAATTCTAGGGCTGACGGTATTTATCACGAGTATTACCGGATATATTATTAAATAAAAGGAGTATAAACTATGCCTGAATCAACTCAATCAAAAGCAATTATTTGGGATGAAACATCTAAACGTCTGTATGAAACTGGTGTTGACCGTACTGTTCTTTATGTTCAAGACACTAAAACTGGTGTTTATGGTGAAGGTGTTGGATGGAATGGTGTAACTAAAATTTCTGAATCACCTGATGGTGGTGACGTTACTGCTAAATACGCTAATAACGGTATTTACTTGAACCTTGTTGCCAAAGAAAACTTCAAAGGTTCTATCTCTGCTTACACTCACCCTCGTGAATGGGAAGCATGCGATGGATCTGCGGCAATCCTTGGTGGAAATGGTAGTGCTGTTAAAGGCTTGCGTGTAACTGCTCAAACTCGTGCGCCGTTTGGTCTTTCATACCGTACTCTTATCGGTAATGATACTGCAGGTACTGACTATGGATATGAAATCCATCTAGTTTACAACGCAACTGCTGGTGTAACTTCTCGTGACCACGAAACTGTTAACGACTCACCAGATGCTATTGAATTCTCTTGGGACTTCTCAACTCTTCCAGTAGACGTTCCAGGTGCAAAACCATCCGCTCACCTTATCGTTTCATCACTTGATACAGATCCAGAGATTCTTAAAACTTTGGAAAACACTCTCTATGGTACAGAGTCTAAAGCACCAAAACTTCCATCTCCTGCTGAATTGATTACAATCCTCGGCGGAATCGGTGGTTAATTTTATTAATTAGATTATATCTGGGACAGGGGTGGGTTCCACTAGGCTTTAGCGTGGACAGATATAATAAAAGGGTAAATAGGAATAAGGAGAATTTCAAAATGATTAAACAAACTATTAAATATCTTGACATCATGACTAACGAACAAGTTGAAGGTGATTTCTACTTCCACTTGAATAAAGCTGAAGTGCTTCGTATTATGGCTCGTTCTGGCGAACAAGATTGGGAAAAATATGTACATTCAATTCTTGATAGTGGTGATTCAGATCGTATTCTTAACTTGTTTGAATCTATTATTCATGATGCTGTTGGTCAACGTACACCAGATGGTCTATTTGTTAAATCTGCTGATTTCCGTGATGCGTTTATTGCTTCTGAAGCATATGGGGAATTATTCCTTAAATTCATTACAGAACCAGATTTCGCTCAAAGTTTCTGGAGCTCAATCGTTGCAGAAGGTAAACCAGCCAATGCTAAAACTAATCAACAAATGAAAGCTTTAGCAACTGGTGGAAAACGTAACCAACGCCATAATAACAAACGTAAATAGTTGATTGTGGAGGTAATGGTATGTTGGAATTGATTCCACACGAACACGGTGAGTATTTCGATGAAGAACAAAACCGTTTTGTTAAGGTTCGTCAAGAGGGTGTCGTATACCATTTCGAACACTCTCTTTATGCCATTGCTTTATGGGAGTCTAAATATAAAAAGCCATTTTTTACTAATAAAGAAAAGACGGCTGAAGAAATGTTTGATTATGTATCATTCATGAACTTAGATGACAATTTCGATGTTAATACGTTAACTCAAGAGGATATACTCGAAATTTTTGAATATATGCAAGACGAACCTACAGCTACTACAATCTCTAGTGACGATAATGATAATAACTCGAGAATTATCATGACTAGCGAAGTTATCTATGCTTATATGGCTAACGCTCGAATCCCATTCGAATGCGATAAGTGGAATATTCATAGATTAATGAAACTAGTTGCCGTTATTGGAGAATTTAACAAACCTAAGAAGAAAATGACTGAAAGGGAAATATTAGCCCAACAGCATGCTCTTAATGAAAAACGTTTAGCCGAACTAGGTACAAACGGCTAACTATGCTAGAAGGAGTAATCTCATGAAAATCGGAGTATCTTCACGAGGAGGTAAATCGAAAGGGTTGATGAGTATTCTAGATGATTATTCTTCTGCGAAATTGCGTTCAACTTTCAAAGACGTTGGTAAACGTGGTTTAAATAAAATGGTTGAAGTCACACCTAAGCGTACTGGTGAAACTGCAGCCGCTTGGAAAATGGATGTAACTGAAAGTGATAACGGTTTAGACATTGTTTATTCAAATTCTAAAACCATTAAAGATGGTACTCCTCTTGTTATCCTTATCAAACAAGGCCACGGTACACGTAATGGTGGCTATGTCCCTCCTAATGATTTTATAACCCCAGTTGTAGATGATACAGCTAAAGAATTGGCTAGAAAGATTAGAAGGAGGTAGATATGGCTAGTGAAGTTATTGAGCGTAAGATAGTCCAAATTGGACTTGATAAAAAAGAACTCGTATCTGGACTGCAAAAAGCAGTCAAAGACGTCGAGAGTTTTCAGTCTAAGCTATCGAACATTAAGACCGATAGTTTAGCTAAAATTTCTAGCGCTGTTGAAAATGTTAAAACACATTTCAGTAATTTGCTAGATAAAATACCTATTGTTTCTACCTTGAAAGACCATATTGCTGGTCTTGGTAAGACCTCGGGTGAGGCCGCGATTTCCATGTCTGAATTAAATCAAAATGGAAACTTTTCGACCATCATTTCGGGGGCTTCTCAAGCTTCTCAAGGAATGGAGCAATTAGGGAACGCAACTTCAGGAACTAGTAAAGTATTTTCTATTCTTGAAGGGGCTGCTTCTGTAGCTTTAGGTAACATTGCTACAAAAGCAATTCAAACAGCTGGCTCACTTCTCCACAGCTGGACACTTGCACCCGTTATTCAGGGTTATCAAGAATACGAACGAGAACTTGACTCAACTCGTATCTTGGTAAGTGCCTTAGGGGAAAGTGAAACAGACCATATTACGGCAGTAATGCGTGATTTGGAACAATACGCTAAGACTACTCGTTATTCATCACAAGAAATGAATGCCGCTGCAGCACAATTTGTAAACGCGGGTATTGGTTTGGATCAATCGGCTATAGCCTTAAAAGGTTGGGGTAACTTGGCTGCTTCTGCATCTGCATCTACTGCTGACTTTAACCGTACTCTTCAAACTTCTGTTGAACAAGCCTTGCAAATGGGTTACATGAACTTGCAAAACTGGAGACAAATTCAAAATGCAAACATGGCAACTAAGAAGTTTAAGGATACTATCATTCAAGCTGCTATCGCACAAGGTGACGTTACTGGAGAAATCCAAGCAGCGATTGACGCTTATGGCGAACTTAACGATGAAGCAGTTGACTATTTGTTCAACGACCGATTGACTAAAGGCCAATGGTTCAATAACGATGTTATGATGGCTGCTTTGACTGAATATGCCAACGACCCTGAATTGGTTAAACAGGCTGCATCTTTGTATACTTTTAAAGAAGCTCTTGAATCAACTGAAGAAGCTGTATCAGATGCTTGGTCTAAATTCTGGGTTGAAGTAGTTGGTAAGGGTGAAGACGCAGTTGCTATTTGGACACCAGTCGGTGAAATAATGCAAAATGTGGTCTCATTCGTCCCTAATGCTATGACTGAAGTAGCTAAGGTATTCAACCAACTTGATGGACGTGCTCATGTTATTGAGACAATCAAAGCAGCTTGGGAAAAACTTACGCTCGTCTTTAATAGTTTTACAGACAGATTTAAGTATGTATTCGGAGACGGCATCCAAAATAAAATGGCAGAAGGTATTATCCATTTATTCGACCGACTTAGAGAAAAAATTACAGATTCTGAGATTAGTGTAGAATCATTAAACCATATCTTCACTGCATTCTGGCGTGTAGTCAAAATAGGTGTTGGTCTTATTAGTGGATTGGCTAAGGTATTAGACTTACTTATTCCAAATAACCTAATCCAAATGGGTATTGATTTAATATCTGTTTTTGCCCGACTATTTAACATGATATACTTCGGATTTAGTGGAGTATTAAAGAATTATGTTAATACATCTCCTATAGCGCAAATGTTCCAAGCCTTACGTGATAATGTTCGTGATTTCTGGGATTTCTTTGCTACTATATTCGGAGCTATAATTGATAAAGCTACATCAATAGGTTATGTCTTTATTCAATTAGGCGGGCACATTACTGGTTTCTTTGGTGATACGGTTAAACGTCTGTTGGGATTAGGTAAAACTGTAGATGAAGCAGGAAAACCTATAGAGACATTCTCTCAAAAATTTATAGCTTTTCAAAATGAACTAGGTTCATCATACCGAGTATTCCATGACGTATATGGTCAAACCCATTCACTAACTGAAGCGTTTAAACAATTTGGCGATTCTCTTTTAAATATGCAACATGGCGGTTTGATTACTAAACTATTTGGTATTCTCAAATCTGTAGTAGATTTTGGTGGAATTATTCTTACAGGAATGGTCAACCACTGGGAAGCTTTACTAGCTCCAATANTATTAGTTGGTACTGCTATCCAAAGTTTAGTTAAAGTATTCTCAGCTGTATGGGATGAAGCCAATCGTGTATACGATATTATGGGACGAATTAAAGGGTTCGCTTCAGAAATCATATTAACTAGTCTTGGATTATTCAGTGATTTTCTCTTTGGTCCTACAGCCTACGCTGATGAAATAGGCGGTGTATCTGAAACTATGGAAGAGAACATCCCTATAACCGAACGATTAGGACGTAGTGTAGATGCGTTAGGTCAGAAAATAGCAGACTCTACAGCCAAATTCAAAATGCATACCGAAGCTATCGTAAAAAGTAAAAGCCCAATTAAAGCTCTTACTTCTACGTTTAAATCTTTAGGTAGTAAGATTGGAAGCTTCTTCAACTTTAAAGATTTAATTGCTGGTCTTAAAGGTGTTGGTGACGAGTCTAAAGCTGTTACAACAAAAATGGGACAATTAGGAAATTTCCTTAACAAACATTTACGTATCGATTTCCAAGCGATGGTCGATGGATTTAAGAATCAATCTAAATCTTTTGGCGACACTATGGGAACTATCGGTGAATGGATTAAAGACTTTATTGCCAATATAGATTTCTCTTCTAAAGCAGCATTTATTAAATCTGTATTTATTGGCATCGGTGACACCTTTAAACATCTTGGAGATACAATTGGTGGTGTATTCGGTTCTATCGGTGAAGGATTTGCTAATTTTGGAAAATGGATTCTAGATTTTGCTGAAAGTAGAGCATTATCAAATATTATTCAGGCGGGTACTTTACTAACATTTATTAAACTTCTTAATAAACTTAGTAAGGCTGTTGGGTCGTTTGGTAGCATACCTAAAGGCATTTCTAAAGTATTGTCTAGCATTGGTGGTGTTTTAAAAGCTTATCAAAAAGAAATCAAGGCTAAATCTATTCGAGAAATAGCAACCGCCTTACTTCTTATGTCAACTGCTTTACTTGTAATTGCTATTATTCCAACTAATAAACTTCTTACTTCTGTTGCGACTTTAGCTACTATGGCTACAATTCTTGTAGGGGCATATACAACGATAAAATACGCTCAAAGGAGATTTGGAAGTTCATCTTCTGAAGGTATTATGGGTAACGTTGTTGATGCTCTTGGCTTAGGTGAAGTTAATAAACTTGCGAAGAAATTAGGTGCGGCAACAATGCTTGTATCCATAGGCGCAACCCTATTAATGGTTATTAAACCGTTCAAAGAAATCGCTGCGATGGATTGGGGTGAAATCCTACAAGGTATTATTGGTATGGGGGCAGTCCTTACTGAAATAGTTGGGGCAACATGGCTTTCAGGTTTATCTAAAGCTGATATGGGTACTGCGTTTACCATCTATGCTCTTAGTAAAGTACTTAAAGCTTGCGTAGAAATGCTGAAACCTCTTAGTGAAATAGATGGTGGTACCTATACTACAAGCCTACTCAAATTGGCTGGTATTGCTGCTGTTATTTCAGGTGCGATTGCTCTTATGAGCGGTAAGTTTGAGTTCTTCAAAACAGGATTGGCTAATGTTGAATGGGGTAATGTAAACTTTGGTACTGCTGGTACTATACTTTCATTGAGTAAAGCTATTGGTGATATTGTCGATAGCTTTGCAATCATTAACAAGTACTCACCTGAACAAATTGACAGCGCTATGAATGTTATTAGAAAGATAGCAGCTTCTATTCGAAATGCTATTATGCTAATGACTGCGACTCTTACTCTTGGTACTGATGGTACTGCTGGTACGTTCAAAATCGGTAAGAAAGCAATATTCACAGGGCTACCACAAATGGGTGCTAAATTTACAACAGGTGCTACTAAGTGGAGTCTTGCCGCTACTATCTTAGCATTTGTAGAAGGTATTAAATTAATCATCGATAGCTTTGATGAAATTAATAAGTTAGAACCATCTCAAATCGATAGAGGAGTTAAGACTATTAATCGTATAGTGCGTTCATTAACACTTGCTATAGCGGCTATGTCCTTTACTCTTAGCTTGGAATTAGGTGTTGGATTTAAAGGTAAAATAGGAACAGGTGGTATGAGTTGGGCACAATCACTAGGTATTGCTGTCTTCGTTGCTGGTCTTTTGTTCTTAACTGACCAATTAGATGACCTAGCTAAAATCAAACCTAAACGTCTAGAGGCTGCAACTAAGGCTATTAAAACTATATCTAACCAACTAGGTATTTTGTTTATAGCAATGAATATTGCGGCTCTAGGTCAGAACTATATGGGCACAGATATGACTACAATGGCTCTTACTATTGGTATGATGGGTATTGTAGTTATTGCTCTTAAAGTTGTAGGTGATGAATTAATTAAGTTCGCTAACTTAGATGGTGAACAAATTAATAATGGTGCGATTGCTCTGATTGCAGTTGGCGGTACTATAACGGTTATGACTGCAGTTCTAGCTGGTATTTCAATCCTTATTAGTAAGGTAGGAAATATCGCTGGTGTTATTGAAACACTTGCTATTCTAGGTAGCGTCGTTCTATCACTTAAAGTTGTAGGCGATATGTTCATGCAATTTAGTGGTTTAGATGCTACTGCATTGGCTACAGCTCAACAAGCCTTGTCTGCAATTAGTCTATGTATTCTAGGTATGGTTATTGTACTTGGAGTTATGGGACTAGTAGCTGGAGGGGCTGCAACATTAGACCCACTTATGTTGGCTGGTGCTGCTGAAATTCTTTTACTACTTGCTGGTGTAGTTATATCTATAAAAGTAGTAGGAGACGAGTTCATTAAGCTTGGTGGTATGTCTTCTGGACAAATAGCTAATGCTCGTGTAGCTCTTGAAGCTATTACCGAAGCTATCGAAGGTATGGTAGGTGTCCTAGCACTATTTGGTATGATTAGTGGCGTTGTTGGAACTATTGCTCCTGGTGTATTAGTTGCTATACCTGAGACAATGGATGGGGCTCGTAAAGCAGCCGATTCTATTGCTAAATTAGCACCTTCATTCGTAACTTTAGGTTCTATGAATACGGGTTCTATTTCTCGTGCTAAGTCAGCGATGTCGTTTATTCAAAATGCACTATCTGAAATGGTTAAAACTGGCTTCTGGGAATCTTGGTTCAAGAACTGGTCAGCTGTAAAAGACAAAATGTCTGCAACAAATACAGCGTCTAAAGCTATGAAGAATGCAGGTTCTGCTCTTGAAGAAATTGGTGAGGCTGACATATCAGTTTACCAAAAGGGTAACTCTAACCTTTCTGTAATTAAAAAGGGTATTAAGGACATGCTAGCTTCTGCTAATGAAGTTAATAATACAGCAATCGGTGATACTGCTTTAGAAAATGCTAAACTTCTTCGTAGAATTATGAGGGCTATTGGTGATGCATTTGACGAAGCTTCAACTATCACAGCTACTGATATTAGTGGATTAAAATCTGCTGTTTCTAATCTAGCTTCATCTGCCACTGAAGGATTGACTAGTCCTGAAGTTGCACAACGATACAATGCTGGTGGACAATACCTAATTCAATCTACTCGTAGTGGTGTAGATATTATGGCACCATATATGGGTGAGGGCGGTGTTCTTGCCGCAGGCAGCTTTGTATCAGGTGTTCAAAGTGGACAAATTGGTGCTGATGCCGCAGGTCGTTTGCTAACTCAAATGGCTCAATCTGGTGCATCATCTTCTGATTTGGCTGCTGTAGCTAGTACTCTAGGTGGAAGCTATACTAATGGTATCTTCTCATTCAGAGGTCAATCATTTACTGTTGGTAGCGGATTGACTAGCCAAGCTAACTCNGGTGCTGCTTCAGGTGTTGGCGCTTTGTCTGGTACAGGTCGTAATGCGGGTTCAAACTTCGCTGGCGGTGTTAGAGGATCTTCTGGCACTGCAAATTCAGCAGGTAGTGCCGTTCTAGCCGCTGCAAGGACTGCCCTTAGTCTCACAACTGGATTTAACACAGCAGGTATTGCAATCGTTAATACCTTCGCTGGTGGTATCCGTAGTGCGATTCATTTGGTTAAATCTGCTGCCTCAGATGTAATGAAAGCTATTAAAGACTTCTTCCCTCACTCACCTGCGCCAGAAGGACCATTCTCTGGTAAAGGTTGGACCGCAGTTGGTAGCTCAGGTAGAGCAGTCGCTGAAGAATGGGTTGGTGGTCTTGTTGCAGGATTTGATGAAGATAAAACTCTTGAAGGAGCTTTATCTCAAGTTCATAAAACAATTACAGCTATCTCAGACTATACATATGATAATTTGACTTTAACTCCTACGATTACTCCGGTAGTTGATATGTCAGGAATTAATGCGGCTAACGTTCAGCTCGCTAAATTCAAAATGGCAAACCCAGGGGTCATTGAATCTAAGATTTCATATGAATCTCTTAACCAGGCTTCTCTACAAGCAGCTCAAACTAAACACAACATCGATACCGTTGTAGAAGGAATGAACGTTCTTAATCATAAGTTGACTGATATTGCTGGTATCAATGCAGCTCAAACTAATGAAATCAAGAAAGGTCAATTCCCTACATTTGAAATCGATGGTTATAAAGTTAATAAGCAATTGGCTCCTGGTATGCAGGCTGCTCAAAATGCTTATATGAATCAAGTTAATAGAAGAGGAGGAACCTTACCTACACTATGAGTAGTTATTCACAATTCGATGTAGTCATTGGTGAAGGTAGTCGAGAACGAAATATTGGTGCCATCATTGACAAGTACAATGGTGGTATCACTCGTATCGACCGTGGCATAGGTTCAGGTTGGAATAATAGTTATTCAACAGGATTGGATAAATATGGTTCTACATGGGCTTATGGATACCTTTCGACAAAAGAAATAACTATAGAGTTTACAATATACGGCAGCATTCCTCAATTTACTAAATTCCGTGAAGAAATGGCTATTGCTTTAGATACCTCAAATGGTCCTGAAAGACTACATTTCAATGATGAACCAAACTGGTATTATATGGCTGTTACTTCTGGTACTATTAGTTTATCTGAAGAAATTGGCTCTCAATCTGCAACAGGAACTATCATATTTGAGGTTCCTGACGGGTTGAAACATTCAAGTTATAGTAAAGTCTTGAATTCTAATACCAATAACGAAGATATCGGTTCTTATCTAGTAACTGAAACAGGAACTGTTAGAGTTACTGTCAATAACCAAGGCGGCGCTAAAGCTTATCCTAAGTTTAAGATTAAACAAAAAGCCGATAATGGATATATTGGTATTGTCTCTCCTACTGCTGTATTAGCATTAGGTGTGCAAGATGCATCACTTGAAGGAGAAAAAGTAGACTCTGGTGGATTTAAATCACAGATTCTAATAGACATTAAAAAAGGTGATTCCTCAGCTACAACTGGCTGGGGATTATTCACCGATGCATCTTCACGTTACTATGAATCTCCAATCGCTGGTACTGTCTGTGTTAACGGTGGTAAGATGGTCTTTCGTAAGACGTCTGGTTACCCTAACTCGGGTGGTTTGGCTTGGAATTTAAGTGGTACTTCTGTAGATGGATATCGTTGGCAAGGTGGTTGCTCTTCTTATATTCTTAAAGAAGATGAGAATGGTGAAGTCGGTGCTTTGAACTGGCGTTGTGATTTCAATCTTAAAGTTTGGGAATCTAGAATTGGGCAAACAGGTTTTTACACAATCGCTATGGTTGATGAAAACAAGAAGATTATTGCTGCTTATGATATCTCTAAAGATGACACAAATAGTGACAAAACCAAAGTTCGCTTCTGGACTGAGAAATCTAGCTGGAAGAAAGAAATCATATTTGGTGCAAACAATAACGAACCTGGGCAACCTCGTCCTAACCCTGCGTTCAACTCACATACAGGTTCTGCTTACTTCATGAAAGATGGACAAAAACTTACATTTAGTTATAATGGCACACCTTATACTTGGAGTGTACCAACTGTAGAATCTAAAGTTTGTAAAGAGATTGTTATATTCTCTGGTCGATATCAAAATGAAAATATCGCAAAAACTGGAGGGTTCTTCCATACATTACTTTGTGAGTCTTTACGCTTCACGAAGAATAATGTTCGTAGATATGACTTAGTTCCAAACCGTTATCCTAAAAATAGTCTTTTAACTGTAGATTGTTATCAAGGCGAAATCTATCTTTCTCCTACTGGTGATAATCAAGGTGAGCTATCTCAAGGACAACGAATTATTGGTTCTGATTTTATCGCATTAGAACCGGGAGAAACCACACTGGAATTCACAACTTCTACTTGGTGTAAGACACCTCCTGAAGTTGAAATCGAGTGGACTGAAAATAGTTTATAGGAATAATCGAGAAAGGCGTAATAACAATGATTATATCAATTCATAACAACCAAATGGAAATCGTTGATTTTATGTCAAATGATATTCCTGGAACATTAAAATATAGTGATGAAGAATTCACTACATACCTAGAAAATGGGTGTACATCTACATTTGATTTAACGATTGAAAAATTTCAAAATGGACGTTTACACCCTCGTTTAGGTAATATAAATGATCAAGCCTATTTGTCATTTCGTGATAATTTAGGCAACGACCATTTATTCACGATTCGGAAAGTTATAGAAAAAGACTATACAATCCAAATCGAATCAGAAGATATGAACTTGGAACTTCTGAATGAAACTACCGGTAAATATGAAGCTTCAACTGAGATGACATTCGTTGAATATTGTTCAGCTATGCAATTGTTAACCTACACTCGTTTAGAGATTGGTTTGAATGAGGTATCAACTAAGAAGTTAAAACTTACATTTGATTCATCTCAAACAATGCTTGAACGTATTCTTGAATTAGTTGAGAGTTTCGGAGCTGAGTGTGAATTTAAAACGTTGTTATACCCTAATGGACAGTTAAAAACTTTACAACTTAACATCTATGAGGCGTATGACCCTAAACATCCCTATAAAGGTGTTGGTGACAATCGTCAAGAAATTCAATTAACTTTCGGTAGGGAAATTACAGGAGTTCAAGTAACTTCTGATAAAGAAAATTTATTTAATGGTATTCGTTTAAAAGATAAGAACGGGAAATATGTCGTTGCTAAAAAGAATCATATCTATTTGGCTGATGACAACCAAACTAGGGAAGCTTATATGATGAGGAATACAAATACAATGTATGCACCTCGTTCAATGATGATGTATCCATCTGTGTCAAATGTAAATTCCTGTGATAACTGGACTGTTCGGGAATTCACAACAGAGGAAACTGATTACGATAAGCAGATTAAATATCTTTACGATACTTTGAAGAAATACATGTACCCGGTTATTACTTATGAAGTGGATATGGCGTATTATCAAGTATTTAGGGAACATAAAATCAAGGTTGGTGATACAATCTACATTTCAGATAAGAACTTTTTAAATGGACTTCTATTCCAAGCTCGTGTATCTGAAATCAAGATTTGCCCTTCTGATTCAACACGTAATACTATTACTCTAACTAATGCTGTTAAGATTGCTTCTAAGGTTGATACTACTCTGATAGACCGTATGAAAGAATTAGCGAAGAATAATCTTCCATATTCTATGACTCTTTCTACAGATAATGGTATCTCATTCAAGGAAGAAACTGGTCAATCTACAATCACTCCAACACTTTATAAAGGTTCAGATGTCTACACAAATGTTGATTGGATGTATTTTCAAAATGAAACATTTTTAGGGCAAGGAGATACCTATACAGTTAAAGCACTTGATATAGGAGCGGAGCCTCTTACGATTGATGTTCAAGGTTATGTAGATGGAGACTTAAGAGCACATCAACAAATAACTTTTACTAACGTTTATGATGGTGTGAGTCCTATTAAACTTGAAATAATTGCAAGCAATGGTAATATATTCAAGAATAATATTATTTATACGAATCTAACAGCTAAGGTTTATAGAGGTGATAAAGAAATTGATGTGGATGGTACAGAGTTCTGTTATATCTGGACCAAAATGAATGATGATGAAACCCCAGATGAAAACTGGAATAGAGATCATTCTTATTCACAGAAAACGATAAGGATTACGCAAGCCGAC